CTGTACCAGCGTCACCAGACCGGCCGGCGGTGCCCCGCTGCCGTCGTCGATCGTTGCGATGAATTCGCCAGGCTGGACGGCGCCGCCGGTGTTTATGTTTTCCAAGATCGAGGCGTCGGCCACACCTGGTACATTGAACACCGCCGACACGATGGCGCCGTAGGTCGCCTTCGACAGCGAATTGATAAACAGAATAAATCGCGCACTATAGCTGGCGTCGGATTCCGCGCTGGTGCCATTGGTGATCGCCGCCGGGTTGGTCACGGTGTCGACGCCGGGCAGATTGCTGCCAATTTGCGACAACTGGTTGGCGGTCACATTGTAAGCGGCGCCGATTTGCAGCGCCTGCACGGTTGCGGTCAGGCTACTTTGGCCGGTCGCCAGCACGTAAGCGTTAAGGCCGGCGTTCCATGTCGGCTGATTGGTGTCAGCAATCACCTGATATTGAATCGCACCGCCCTGCGTCTGCACGATGGTGCCGGCCACGATAAGCACATTGCTGAGCGCCGGAGAGAACGAACCGAACACCACGCCGCCTTGACCCCCAACCCCGGCCTGCCGGTAGAAACCAAATTGTTCATAAAACGTGTCCAGGTCGGCGCCGGTCGACGTCTGTGCGCGCGCGATTTGATTGACCAGCTGAATCTGGGCCTGGATGAAAACCAACTGACCTGCAACGGTTTCCATGAAGGCATAAAATGCGTCACCTTCCTGGAACGTCGGCGGGAATCCCAATGAGGCGGCCCAGCCGGCGACCATGTCCGATACGTATTGCGCAAAGGTTTTTGAAGGCAGTCCGGTCATGGTCACACCTGCAGGGCCAATTGCCCGGGCTCGCCAGAGTTAAGCACCACGCTGACGATGGCCCAGAATGTCTCGTTATCGGGTTGCACATACTGAATCGTCGGCGGCGTCGTCGACGCCACGTCGGCGTCCTCAAGTACACCGCGCGAAATGATCTGCTCGAGATTGGCGATATATTCCACGTCCGTGTTCTGGTCGACCAGCGAGCCGCCGCCAATGCCAAAGGTTGGATGGAAAACATAATCGGCCGGCGTATTGACGCCGTCCGGCAGCTGCTGCGCCGGGTTGGTGATGATCCTGCGCACAATACGCTGGCGCACCCAATCCCATGCGACAGCTGTTTGAATACTGCCACTAGGCGTAATCAGAAGGTCTGAATTCCAATCGAGCCAAAAATCGACGCCCATTTTGTCTATCCGACTTCGTTGCCAACTATGGAGCGCCCTATTTTGACGCGCCAAATTGCTGATCCGGTTGCTGGATCATATTTAAGAACCTCTTTCAACCGGGCGAGCGTGATTCGTTTCATTATTGCGCCTTCAAAACCGTGCTGTTGGAGCCGTCCGCCAATTTGACCGCCTGCAGCGTGCCGCCATTGCCCAGGTCGATTTCCGGCGCAGTCACCTGCGCCTTAGTCGCCGCCGTCACCGTGGCATTGCGTGTGGCGGTCACAATAACATCGCGCTGCGCTGTCGCCAGCAAATCCTGGTGTGCCGTCAGAGCCACGTTGCCGTCGTTGGTGAACTGCAGCGTGCTGCCCGACTTGTGCTTGATGCCCATTTCACCCGGCTGCAGCTCGGGGAACGGCGCCAGGCTGGTCTGATTAAAGAACATGCTGGCGACCGCGGCCACCCCGTAGGCGCGCTCGACCAGCTGAATCACCACCGGCTCGCCCGCGGTCGGGTTTTGCGCCGTCGCGCCGCCCACCGGAGCGATCTGGAATCCGAAGCCGTTGCCCGACCAGCTGGATCCCAATGGCATCCATGACGTCAACACGCAGTTGTTGGCCGCGTCGCGCATGCTGGGGATAACGCAGCGCACGCGGTGCAGCTTGGGGTCGTACGACGCGACATGCGCATAGACAAAGGAGCGATGCTCCTGGCTCTGCTGCTGGGCCGCGTGTTTGATCTGGTGCAACAACTCGTCCATTAGCCCGCCCCACTGGCCGTCGATATCGACTCGCCGGCGCCGACCGGCTGGCGGTCAAGCAGCCGCAAATGCGTGTCCAGCTCGCCCTTTTCGGATTTAGGATTGAGAACGTATTTGTGCGTGTACTCGGTGACGAAATACTGGTGCGCGATAAAGTCCTGGCTAATCTGTCCGTCCAGCGACGCCGGACTGGACGGCTGCACGGCGGCGATAAAATTAGACTTGATATCGACGACCAACTCGCGCTTGGAAATGTCCAGCGCAATCGACTGCGCGCGCTGCTGCGCCTGCGCCTGCGTCAGCCCGTCGACGTGGAAAGTGTAAATCGGCACCTGGTTGTTTTTTTGTGTGCCGGCAGCGCCGCTGTTCGACGTGGTCGCTGACAGGATGGCCTGCGCCTGCGGCCCGGTCCACAGCCCGGCGTTTACCTTGGCGTTGTCGTTGGTGCTGAAATTAGACCCTATGACATAGGCCAGCCCCTTGGTCAGCGTCGACGACGTCGGGTCGTACGACAGCACGATGACCTGGAACGTCTGGTTGCGGCGCGGATTATGGCTGACGTCAAGAGACATGGCGCCAAATGAGCCGGCTGGTATCGGGTTGACCATATAGGTGAACGGCAGCGTCGGCAGGCCGGCGCCGGGCGCGCCGAACACCAGGGACTTGCCCGGCGTTGTATAGACGATGTTGCCGCTATCGCGCGCCAGGCGCGTCAGTATCGCCCACAGGCTTTGCGGCGTCGTGGTCAGAATCGTATTGGCGCTGTCGCCGAAAATCGTCCCCACGTCGACGTCGCCGCCCTGGGCCAGCCGCAGGTCGGGCGTCAGACCAAACTGGTTGGCTATCGAGGTGACGATTTGCGACAGCTTCTGGTTTTGCGTATTGACGCCGCCGGTCGCAACCTCGCTCGGCGCCAGTGGGCCGGTGTTGCCGCCCAGAATGCTGACCAGCACACGCCGCTGGTCGACCAACGGGCCCGACCAGTCGCGCGCATGGATCGATACCAACGTGCGCGTGTAGCTGAATTTGGCGCTCAGATACTCGCCGCTGAAAATATGCGAGCGCACGCCGTCGACGTCCACATACACGTCGACCGGCAGCGACGTCGGCGCTGCGCTCGACAGCTGCACCAGGTCAATGCCGGCGGCCGCCAGCCGGGCCATGCCGGTGCCCGCGACCATGTGCCCGGTATTGCCGGCGCCGCTGCCCTTGACGTCGAACGACTCGATTGGAATCGTCTGGCCGCCAATGTTTAGCTCAACCCCCAGGGCGCTCATGTGGCCGGCACCCTGATAAGGAACTGACCGATTGGCTGCGGGTCAGGCGGCAGCCCGCTGGCCGTCGCGATTTGCTCCCACAGCGTCGGATCATTCAAATACTGACCCGCCACCTGAAACAGGTTGGGGTTTATCATTTCCATTTGGCGCACCGACGCCGTCGGCGCCGCGACAATGTTGGTGACGGCAATCGAGTACGACACCAGGTCGGCCGCCGGCGACGCCTGCGTGGGGTCGGTGCCGACGACAATCGGCGCCGCCGCGGTCTGCAGCACGGTCGCCGCCGTATTGATCGCTACGGCATTGACGCCCGATATGCCGGCGACGGTGCCGTTGCCGGTCAGCAGCCCGGTCTGCACGGCGCCGGTCAGCGCGTTGGCCAGCGGCACCAGGCTGACCGGACATGCCAGGCCGTCGTCGCCCTGCACGGTGTCGTCGATTGCCGACACCTGGTCGTTTAATTGCGATTCAAGCGATTGCGTGCCGACCGGCTGCGTGCCGACGCCCGACAGGTCGGCAATCGGCTCGAACGTGATCGTGTACGGGATCAGATATTGATGCTTGGGGTTATATTTGAAGTCCGCGACCTTGCCGATAAACGACTGCGGCCCGTAGGTCAGCACCACCGGCAGGCCGACGGTGCGCACCCGGTCCAGCGATTGCGCGCGCGCGAAGGCACCGGCTTGCGAGAACAACCCCGACCACGTCACGGTGTGCGGGAAGGCACCCAGGCTGTCGACGTCTTTTGCCCCACCGGGGTACTCGTGCACGACCAGCACCTGGCGGCCGCCGAACGGGCCGATTTCCTGCGGCACCTCGATGCTGGCGAAGGTGACTCCCCCGATGGTAAGTGGTAGACTCATTGCCTCCGTTGCCCCCCAAAGGAGATTAAGCCATGGACAAGTTCGGACGTTTGATGCTCGGCAATACGTGCATCGCTATTGGCGCCCGTGCGTTCAACATGATTGACCGGCTCATGTTTGCCATTTGCGGTGCGGTGGTGCTCGCGGCTGGCATTGCAGTGTTGATAGTGGAAAGGACGGTTGGATGGGCGATTCCCGTTATTGCTACCTTGTTCGCTCTGGGTTTGTTTGCGGCCAACATCATGGCCGAACGCGACCGAAACAAAATGCTGAAACACTACGAGCGGTCGAACAAGATCGTTGCAGACGCCATCGCCGCGAACGATAAGCGGTGGGAGAAAGTCGCCACTGGTCAGCGGTAGGCTCATGATTTCTTAATCGTCCCTGACTTTTCCTGCCGCCCGCAATGCCGCTTCTGCTCTCGTGCGAAATTGGACGGCCATAGAATGATCGCGCCCATATAAGTCGCAAAGCGCTAGTGCGGCAGCCTGAATTTCTTTGTCCGTTGGCGGCGGCACTTCTATTGGCGTTGGTCTCCACTGGTTTTCACACGGGCCAAAATAACCTTCCTTGCCACCGGAAAATTGCAGCCACTCGTCGGTTGTGTAGATACCGGCACCCGGAACAATATCTACAATGCGCTGCTTCCCGACGATTTCGCCTTTGGCGCTATCACATGCACCAACGCCAAGGCGGCGGTCCACTTTTTCCTTTGTCTCTTGCGTAATTGGCCCGTCTGTCATTGGCCGCATCTTTTTTGACGCCAACGAGAAGTCGCCGTCGTTGGTGAACGCCACCGACACCGCATTGGCGAGTTTAACGACCTCATGGCGCGGCAGTGTGATGCCCGCGAAGGGGCAACCGCTGTCAGGCCCGAGCATAATGATTTCGATTTTTCCGTCCCTCACTTGGATCATAAAGAACGGCGACCTCTCCACCAGTTTTGTGGATTTGTTCTGCGGGTCTTTCACAAACTTATAAATGATCTTGTCAATCATGGCCGTCTCCTTCGTTGGGGAACAAAGTAATCATGGGATATCGCCCCCGCTGGTGAACTGACTGGACAGCGCGCCGTCAGCCTGCCCGAGATTGTGCTGGCTGCTCATGCCGAGCAGCTCGGCCAGGTAATGCGCGACGCGCTTGGCCAGGCCCTCCTGGTCCATGCTGGGGTCGGCTTTGATCGTCGCGTCGATGGTCGTGTGTTGCGACGACGCCGTGCCGGCGCCAACGGCGCCTACCGGGCCACCGGTGCCGATAGCAGGCGGTGCGTTGGGCCATGCCGGCGCAGCCGTCAGTGCGCCGCCCAGCAAAAACTTGCCGCCCTCATAGGTGCCACCGGCGAACGCGCTCAACGCAGCAATCGTGCCCGCGACCGGCAACCCGTACCCGGTCATTGCGGCCCCGATAGACAACGGGGACGTCATAAGCACGCCCTCGGCCATGCCCTTGCCGAGCGCTTCGCCTAGCGTGCCCTTGGCCGGCGGCCCGAACGTGGTGCCCTGGCTTGGCAGGTGACCGGATATAGTTTTGAAAATCTCGTCAACGCCGCGCAGCCCGACCAGCAGCGGCGGCAGCACGTATTGACCCAGGTCGGCCAGCACGTTGGTCATGTCCTGCCACGTCTCGCGCGCCTTCTGGATCGGCGACTCTTTGCTGTAATCTTCGAAAAAGGTTGCGTAGCGGCCCTTGAATTCGGGGAATTCCCTTTTTAGTTCGGCCTCCTGTGCCACCACAGCCGGCGACATTAGAATCGACATGCCGCGCTGGCCCTGCTCGCCAAAGTTCTTTTTCATCATGGCGCTCCGTTCGGCAATTGGGAGGAGTTCTGTTTTTTGACGAACAAGGCTTTTCGCTAAATTGATGTCCACGAATTCACCTGTCGGATCGTAAGCTAAGTATTTGCCAGCTTCGTCGACTAGGCCGACCTCCTTCATGGCGAACATTCGTCTGGCGTATTCTTTGGATGACATTATCCGAGGATCAGGCGGCAGCAATCGCTCAAACGCCGCCCGCAGCCAGGTGCCGGATTTTGTGTTGGTCGCGCCCGCGCGGGCCAGCGCGGTCGCCTCATACAAGACGTCTTCCGGCTTGACGTTGAGCGCAGTGTGCAGGGTCGGCATGGCGTAGGACGCGGCGCGCACCATTTGCGGCATTGTCGCCGGGTTGGTGGTGGACAGGAACGCGAGCAGCGGCGCCATGCCCTTTATGTCCTCGATGCCGTACTCTTGCGCCATGTGGGCCTGCTGGACGAGCGAATCCATGGCGCCCTTTAAGTTGGTGCCCGGCTTGACCTTGGCCTCGACCGCCGCAGCACGCAGCATTTCAGGCAAAATCCCCAAGCCGCCGCTTTCCTTGCCCGCGGCCCCTTTCAGCAGCCGGATTTCGTCGGTCGCCGCCTCGGCGATCTCCTTATAGCCGAATCCAGTAGTGGCCGCGGTGCTTTGGATAAGGCTACGGAAATACTTGTCGTTCTCTGGCGTGTTGGGCAGGCCGGCATGCCATTTCATTTGAAAAATAGCGTCCTCGAGTTCGGCCTGCTCAAAGACGCCATACGCCAGCGCGCCGGCGCCGATCATGGCCGCTGTGCCGTGGTGAGAACTGCCAGCACGGAAATACCCGCGCATGCCGCCCGGCAGTGGCATGCCGATGCCCTCGGTGACAAAGCCGCCGCCGCGGCTACCACCGCGGCCAGGCCCATGGCGGCCACCGCGGCCGCCAATACCGACGCCACCGACCGCGCCGGCCCCCACACCGGCCACATTCGGCACCCGCAGGCCACGCGCCACGCCGGCGGCCCTGGCCAGTGCCGCTGAAAGTTCCCGGGCGTTTGCGGTCGCCATCACCAGGTCGGCATTCATTGCCCCCAGGCTGGCCGCAAATGCTCCGCTCGTATCTTCGGACACTTTGCCTATACGTGCGATTGCGTCGGCGGCCTTGGTCGCGCCGGTCGTCACGCCGCTAAAGGTCAGGCGACCGAAGCTGCGCAGCGTCTTGACGGCCG